GAAGACTATCAGATTTCTTATGGTTTCGAGGTCAAGAAGACCTTCGAACTAAAGAAGAGATCCGACTACGTTTTAAGTGGTCTACATCCCGAGCATGATTTTCATGTTCGAGAGAAGGAAGAAACTGATAGAAGGGAACGAATTATAGCGGAACAACAAGCTTATAATAATCTCAGCCTTGGAGAAAGAGAGGAAATTGATCGAGAGAGGGCGTTTTCACGCCGTCTCCAGATCAAGTCCCTTCTTACTCCCTGGGATTAAGATGCATGTCCTGTCCTTCCTTGTACCCCCAGTCCGGGATGACTATAAACTAGCTCAAGTGCGTAAAGTAACCACGTTTAAAGGTTACATGGGGTTGTAGAGATTAAATCGACCAAAATGGTGGGTTGACTTTAAGTCACCCTTAATAGTTCCATGCTAAGTAAGGTTTCACCCGGTGAAGAATCCTGTTCTCTCCTATGCCGATTAACAATCGGTTGGAGGGGACTCTTACATATTTAAGACCACGATGTGGGGGTAAATACACTGGGTTAGATCGTTAAATGCCGAGAGACTGCACGGTTGAGGCTCTTTGAGCTTCTCTATGATGTACAGTCCGCCCTGTCCGGGTGGATCCCATACAAGGACAAATAATGCAACGACGAAACAACATACCCGCTCGACCTGTCGCCTTTAAACGAAAGGCCAGGTCCTCAAGACCAAACCAATCCTCCAGAGTCAACAGGGAGGGGAGACTCCGCACCGCCATGGTGCTACAGCCTCTGAGACCCATTCGCGATTCAAGGAATCTGAGAGCCCCTGTGGCCCAGACTCAGATTATACGAACTGCGGACCCAAAGTTCACCAGACAGCCTAATGGGGATATTCTTATCACCCATCGCGAACTGATCATGGATGTCCTCGGATCTGTCGCTTTTAGAGCGATTAAGATTCCTGTGAATCCCGGACTCCAGTCTTTTACGACCTGGTTGTCCCAGATAGCCCCTAATTACGAGAGCTATCGGTTTGATAAATTGGACTTTGAGTTCAAGACCACCACAAGCACTACTGCTACTGGAGTAGTGATGGCCGCCGTCGATTATGACGCCTCTGACAGTCCTCCTGTCGACAAGCAGACCCTTGCTGCTTACAAAGGTTATTCCCGTTCTTCCCCTTGGGAGAACTTCCGTCAGATCTCTATTCATGAGAATCTGAATAAACGTAGTTCATACTACGTTCGGACTGGAGCCCTTGCCTCCAATGAAGACATCAAGCTCTATGATGTTGGTAACCTTTTCCTGGCTACTCAAGGCCAAGCAGCTGATGATACTCCCATCGGGGAGATCTACGTCGACTACACTGTCCGTCTCATGACCCCACAATTGACCAATCCAGCACTTGGAACGTCAAAGTCTGCCTTCTTTCAGAAGGTGGATGATGAAACAACAACTGCTGCTGGTTCAAATGCTCCATTGATCATCTCGACAGGAGCTCTTCCTGGGGCGACGACCATAACAGCCACCTCACCCTACCAGTGTATCATGTCCATCGGGATGCGATACTCTTCTGGGGGTGGTGCTCCTGCTGTTGGTGGATCCGCAACGATTGGAGAAATCGTGAATGCGATCTCAGCGACTGTAGTTACCTACGATGCTGAAGTTTCCTTCCTCGCAGGCCAAACCGTAGTCATTAACTACGGTGGTACTACTGCGAACCTTGAGAAACTCTGGGTGAGAGTTGGGCAATACAACAATGCTCTCGCCATGACTCCTACGTCCTTCTAGGAGTTGACCTTGCG